TACCCGAACGTCATCGTCATCGCGTCGTGGATCATGATCATGGCGTTGCGGGACGCGCGGACCCGATCCCCGGCGAGCATGATGAACGACGCTGCCGACGCGGCCAGGCCGTCGACGAACACCTCCACCGTGCCCGGGTGCCGAGCCAGCAGCGAGTGAATCGCCACGCCGTCGAACACGTCTCCGCCGCCGGAGTTGATCCGCACGTTCAGCGGCCCCGGGCCGAGCTCACGCAGCGCGGCGGCGACGTCGGAAGCGCCGATCCCGTCGGCCAGCCACCCGCCCCCACCGATCCGCCCGTATATGAGCAGCTCGCCCGGCGCCTCGTTCGAGGGCCTGGCCGTCATCGACAGGCCGACCACCTCACTGAGTGAGCGCTCGCCGCCCGGGCGCGCCATGGCGAAGTCCACGGCGGGGGCGAGCGCGTCGAGGATCGCGCGCCGTCGCTTGTTCATGAGCCACCCCTACGTTTCGTCACCGTGCACCGGCACCGGTTGCCGTACTCCGCCCCGACGCACTTGATGTAGCCGCGCCCGCCCGGGTAGTCCGCGTACGCACTGGCCCGGTTGCGATACAGCTTACCGTCATTGTTCTTGCACGGTTTGCAGACGCTGTCGTCACTCTTGGCCGTGACCTTCCAGCGCATCGCCGCCTCGATCGCGTGAAGCGCGCGCGCGAACCCTTTCACTCGACGCACCACGTGTAGTAGCGCCGCCGATCCGCGGCCGAACGATCGCGGCATTCCTGCTCGGTGTCCAGGCGCAGCGCCGAGAGCTGCGTGCGTTCCGGCGCGTCGGGATCGACGACGATCGTCATCCACGTCCCGCCCAGCTGCTCGTCGTCCAGGTCCACGGACAGAATGATCCCGGAATGGTCGTACGTTCCACCGTCCCGGATGACCCGTACCGGAACACCGGGGGCGGCGGTGACGTAGGCGAGCTTCGCTGCGGTGCGCTTACTGGCCATTCGGATCCTCCTGCTGCTGGCCGGGCGCCGGCATCGGCGGGACGGCGACGGGTTCGGGTTTGGTGACGGTCATCGGCGGGAGGCCGCACACTTCGGCGGCCTGGCCGGGATCCACACCTTCACGCACGAGGGTGGCGAACGCTTCCGCCTTGAACTTCAGATCGGTGCGATCGGATTCGGCGTCTGCGGGGACCGGGCTGCGGTAGTGGAATTCGTAGCCCTGCCACGCCTTGCCGAACATCGGCAGGAACTGGCCGTTCAACAGGGCTTTCCAGTCTTCGAGCCGCGGAATGGTCAGCGTCTCGGCCATGAACGCCTTCAGCGCGGTGGCGCTCGCCCGGTTCACGTCGTCGACATCGCCCAACCCGAACTTCGGGAACCCGTACGCATCGAAGATGGCGTCCCGGGTGAGCTGCTTCGACTCGACGAATTGCATGTCGCGCTGGGTGTAGCTGAGCGGTGTGAACGCACCCTCCTCCAGCACGGCGACGCGTCCGGCGTTCGCCACGCCCTGATGGTTGGCGCGCCACCGTTCCATGAGCGAGTCGAATTCGGTGTCCTGCAAGCGGCGCCCAACGGTGATGATGCCACCCGGCTGTGCCGCGTTGCGGTAGTTGGCAGCCTGCCAGGCCGCCTGAGCGTCGTTCTGCGCCAGGTCGCGCGCGAGTGCACCGAGCGGACCCGCGCCACGCGTCCAGTCCATCGAGTCCGGGGAGAACGACGTGATGACGTCGCCCGTCTCCAGCGGGACCTCCTCGCCGTCCGGCCCGCGGTACAGGTACCCGGCGATCATCTTCGTGGCCGACGGGATCGGGAACATCCGGTCGGGGCGCACCGGCCAAATCTGCACCGGGATGCCGGCGAACCTGGTGACGACGAACCACAACTCGCCGCACAGGTCCTTGTGCTGCTGCAACCCAGCCACCAGGTACGGGCGCGTCATGTACGGCACGGCCCCGCCGGTCGGGTTGTTCCACACCTTCAGCGGGGCCGCGTTCGCCGCCTGCCGGCCGGTGAGCGGCTCAGGATCCTTGTCGGGATCATCGCTCTTGCGGCACAGGTCCCATTCGACGAGGGAGGTCATGCGCCCCAGCTTGGTGACGACACCGTAGAGGGTGGCGCTGGTGTCGTTGAGTGCGGCTAGGTCGGAACGCCGATCGCGCCGGAACCATTCGCCGCTACCCATTCCGGCTGCGAGCCGGTTGCCACTGGCCCAGCGCGGCGCGAGGGGGACCGGCGAGTCCGCCACGATACCGCCGAACAGTGACCTGATGCTCATGGCGCGAGGATACCTCAGCGTCTGCGCAACTCCAGGAAGAACAGCGACAGACCGAGCGCGATCAGGCCGGCCGTCACCCCGTGGCGCCACGCCGCGAGCGTGAACGCGCTCAGCCCACCGATCACGAGCGCGTGACGGGTGATGATCGCGGCCAGGAGCACGAACACGAGCATGGCGGCGCGCGCGCTCGCTCCCCTGGCCGATCGGAGCGCCCGCTTGGCTCGCAACCCTGCAAGAGCGATTGCCCCTGATCCGATGCGCAGCGAAGCGTCACGTTCGGCCAGCAGGGCGCCGAGTGTGACGCGGGGGCGCGGGGGCGCGCTCGCTCCGATCGTGACCATGCGCCCCACGATACAGCGAGAGCGCGCACCCGCGAGGGGTGCGCGCTCTGCTTGCGTGCTGCGTCCTACTGCCTGCGATAGGGGTTGTGGTAGCGCGCGGTGCGCGCCCATCCGGTGCGTACGATCCTGCCCTCGTTCACGAGCGTGTCGAGTGTCTGCCGGAACTGTTCGCGCGACCACCACGTCCCGCGCTCACGAATGCGCGCTTGGATCTCGTAGCCGGCGAGCGTGCTCGTGCCGAGCACGTCCAGGAAGATGCGCGCGCGATCGGCGTAGATCTGCGCCCAGCGCGCGTTCAGCTCCGCGCGCTTCATCCTCGATCGCGCTTGATGCCGAGGCTGCCCTTGCGCGCGCGATCGCCGCCCTTGAGCAACGCGCGCGCGCGCTCGCCGACGGAGCGCGCGCGCTCCGTCCGATCGTCGTAGGTCGACTCGCCCTCTCGGGAGGATCCCTCGCTGTCGAGCGTCCAGTCTTTCCGCGGTTCGCGATTCATCATGCTCTGATTCTATGGCGCTGGATTCATGAACGCAAGAGAGGCGCACCCCGAAGGATGCGCCTCTCGCCCTGCTGGCCGATGCCGGCTACGGGAGCTCGCGACGGGGGGTCATGTCGCACCGCCCGCACTCGCACTCTTTGTAGCTGCGCCACGAGCCATGATCCACAACCCCTCCCCCGCAATTCCCCTCTTCCGCCCCTCTCGCGTCCGTGAGCTGGTGAAACTCTTCCTCTCCCTCGATCCACTCCTCGGTGGGGGAGTGGTTGTCGATCTTGCTCGCGGGACCGTACGTCTCCATCGCCCAGTAGAAACCGGACGCGATGATCACGAACACCAGCAGCGCGATGGGACCGCCCCATCCCCGTTGCGTTTCCTGCGCGGCCAGCAGCATCAGACACTCCCGAACAGGGTGATGGGGATGGGCGCAACGAAGAACGTCAGCGCCACCACGGCGGTATTGGTCAGCTCACCCACGAGACCCCGGCCCAGGTCGGCCAGCACCCCCAGCAGGAACGCGATCCCCCACAGTTTCCAGTTGATCCGGTAGACGCTCGACGTCGGGAAGTTCAGCGCAGCCCACCTCCCGAGCTTCTTGCTGGCCCTGTCCGGCACCAGGCATCCCGTGGCGTAGATGGCGAGCACGCCGACTCCCGCGCCGATGATGATGTTGATCGACGCACCGGCGATGTACGCCCCGTTCGTCTGATCCAGCAGCCACCCGATCCCGTCGGACAACTTGCCCACGGTCCAGCGATCGGCCGGCGAGCCGTTGAACCCGTCCCGGAACCCGGCGATCGCGAGCAGGAACGCCACCCGATCGCGTAGCGAGTCTCGACCGATGCTCATGTAATCGATGACGAACGCGAGCATCAGCACGATGAACACGCTCGTCGGCGTCATGGCGCGTTCCATCACGCATCACCCCATCCGAAGTGAAGCGCGAGCGCGCACACGAGAATCCCGGCGAGCGCGCTCGTGAGCGTCAAGCGCGCGCGCGCCACCTGAGACTTGCGCGCGTCGAGAGTGCGCGCGCACGCGCCGATGAGCACGCCGCCGGCGAGCGCGAGGATCAGCGAGCTCATGCGATCGCGTCCATCACGTACGCGCCGGAGTGCTGCTCGTGCACGGCCAGACGCAAGCGCTCGGACGCGCGCTCGTCGAGCCCTCGACGGCGCGCGATGGCCGCTCGCGCGCTCTCCAGCTCGATGCGCGCGAGCGCCACCCCGCGCGCGCTCTCGAGGTCGAGCGCCATCAGGTACACGCGCTCGTCGTCGATCTCGTAATTGTCGTCCTCGTAGGCCCGGATCCGGTACGTCTGCATCGCCATGATTCGCCCCTCCTGATTTCTGTTCGCCAGATTCTAGCACGAGAAAGGGGCGCACCCCGGGAGGTGCGCCCCGCTTCGTCGCCGGCCGGATCAGCCCCAGAGCGCGCGCTTGACCCGCGCGCCGCGCGAGTTGTCCCGCTCGGTCATCGGGATGTGCCGCTCCTGAGACTTCTTTTGATCCTTGGTCAGCTTGCCGGCGCCGTACTCCCCGTCGTACTGCGCCTCCCCCTTTTTCGCGGCATCGCTGCCCGCGCGCCGGAGGATCGCGGCAGCCTTCGCCGCCGCCTCACGCTCGCTCGCCCTGCTCATCGGTCAGCCCCTCGATTCCTGGCGGTTCACGCCACGGATGTCAGGGCCGCGTGAGACGGCCTCGTCCTTGTCGTTATTGACGCGGGTCACCCGCGTGCGGCCCTCGTCGCACCGCTTCTTCAGCCAGTGCGACGGCCGCTGAGGGTTGCAGTCGGCCAGCTGCCGAAACGAAACCTGCCCGTTGCGCAACCGGGATTTGATCTTCTCCCAGTCGTCCGGCGTGAAGTCGGTAGCCTCCTGTCGGTCGCCCTCGCTTTGCAGGATCTCCAGCGCGCGCGCCTCCGCGATCCTCTCCTCACGTCGTCCCACGGTCAGCCCCTCGATTCCTGGCGGTTCACGCCACGGATGTCGGGGTCCTTGGCCACCGCCTTGTCCTTCTGTGCCTTGGTCGGGGGCGGCGGCGGGTACTTCCGGGCCTTACTCTTGTCGTCTGCCATGCGTCTAATCTAGCGCGCGCGATTCATGATCGCAACAATCAAGGGTTGAAGAATCTCACGCGCATGCGCGGGGCGAGATCCTGATCGGCGGTCACGTAGCGTAACGCGTCGCAGTTGTGCACCAACACTCCGCCCGCGACGAATTCAGGCGCCCCCTCCACCGTCAGGTTGAACACCGGAACGCGCTCGACGAGCGCGGTAACGCTGAGCACAGACGCGGGAGCAGCTAGCGGATCGCGCGTACTTGTTCGCGCGGAAGGCCTGCCCGCAGTTGACGCACGTCTTGTCGACATCGTCGACGCCGGACAGCCGGCGCGCCTGAGACCTGCACGCATTCGAGCAGAATCTGTCTCCGCCCGTACGACGCGTCCGGTACGGGCCGCCGCATTGCTGGCACTTCTCGTCCCGACACTCGCGCCCGACCCACGACTCACGGGCGTTACGACTGTGCCATTCGCGCCCCTCCTCGCTGGCATGCCACGTCTTGGTGAGTGGCCTGATTCGCTCAAGGTGCGCGAGCCTTTCATCATCGACGTACGCACCGGTTTCGCGCCGGTGCTCGACATGGATCCGCTGATGCTCGCCGGCCTCGACGCACCGAAGGTTGGCCACGTCGTTGTTAAGCGGGTTGAAGTCGACGTGGTGGATGTCGAACCCGTCAGGGATCGGCCCGTGCGCCGCGCGCCAGATCTCCTCGTGAAGACGGCGCGCGCCTTTCTTCCTGTCCGCCACGCCGGGGACGTAGTAACTGCGTTCTGCCCAATTCTTCGAGTCGGGGTAGCGACGGAAGATGACTCCGCCATATCGGATCGAGTCGACGTTTCCCATGCGCGAAGTCTATCACCGTA